GGTCAACCAAGTGGGGCCAGCAATTTGATGATAAATAATATCTATCCCCGTTCTGCCAGCCAGTCCGGCACCAAAAGCGGGCTCCGGGCCAGCCCACTCAAACCCAGAACCATCATCAATTCCAAGTTTCTCTCGGATAGATCCGGCTGCATTTTTAAATCCCCACTTGTAAGCAGGCTTATACAAACCATCCAGAACATGAATAAAAACAACTTGGCTTCCTTTCTCAGATAGAAACTCACTTTTTGTCGGAGAAAAGGGAGAATGCCAAAAGCCAGAAATTGCACTATTATTGACAGATACAATATTGCCAGCAAAGTTAAAATCGTCACATGCATAACCAAACCTGGCAAGGGCAACCAAAGTCCCCTTATCTGTTGCGGAAAACATCCCAGTAGGCAAGGTATATTCAAGTATCGAATGCTCTGCCGCCCGATAATTGCCATATTCCTTTAAACTGAAATTATCAAAATCACCGCTGGAATTGACAGAGTTTGATTTTAGTTCCAACCCACCGCTTGTCGGATACAGGGTAACAAAGTAAAAGACGTTTGTGCCATTCTCCGTGACCATGCCAAGTTTGTTTGCCGTGGCATAATCCGTCAAATACCAACTGCCAACAATATTCGCAACATCAAACTGAATCCGATAAACCTTACACCGAGACATAGGAGCGCTTGCACCAGCCACATGACAGGATTGCAACCTCGCATCTGCTGTAATACTCAAATCTCCAGTTTCATCGTAGGCAAACAGCGGGTCAAAAATGTCATTTGACCAATTAGATGGAGCACTGAAGTCTCTATCTGCCTGAACAATTATTAACTCAGCCCCTAATGCAATCCCATCATTATCAATATAACTGGTAGGAGCCAAAAGAGGAGCTCCATGAATGCCTGATGCAACTGTTCCCCATCCTTTTTCTAATTGGGGACAGTCGAAAACGGCAGAACCAATCGGGGTTCCGTCCGTAAATGTAGAACCGTCTGTGCTAATTGCAGCAGCCAAATTAAAAACAACCTGATTATTTCCACCTGTGTCTTTGTGAGCAAGCCAAACACGCCAAAAATTACCCGCATCCCTAATGCCGAAAGCATCAGGAACAAAACCAACCCGGCCCGTAACCACTCCCGTGTTAGTATTAACAATTATCATTACATGCTTAAAAACACCTCCCCAGAATTCAATGGCTACACAGGGAAATGATGTTGCCCCAACCGTCTTTTTGATATAAACAGAACCAATATAATTTTCATTCGACGGATCGATATCAACAACTTGACAACGTCCTTCATTGTTGGCTGCACTATCATCCTCAAGCGTCCATGCCTTATTTGCTGCCCCGTCAACCCCCATTTCGTTTTGTGTTTCCGTGCAAGTCCCCGCCCCTATCTCTGCCCAGGGAGCAGTTGTAAAATTCCTAGATTGCAAAAGAAGGTTAATACTGTTAGGCTCCAACAGCAACCCTGCCGGAGGTGCAAAACTATAATCAATCACAGGGGCATCGGCCCCGGCAACCTTCAAAAGACCATCCTCGTCAAGGTAAGTCCTCGTCAAACCCGCATAGGTCAACGCCCCCTGATCCAACCCCTTACAGCCAAACCAGGGGACAATCTGGCGAAAGAATGGAAATAGTGCCTTGAGGCCAGGCGGCTTGCGAAAGGCATTCAGGGTCACGGGGTTTGCCTGCGTCTCTGCATCTATATCCATATAGGCTCCCCGGTTCCCAAATTGAGGCTCGGCATTAACTGAAAGATTATGCATTGTGTGCATTACCCCACTTCCTGTGTTATTGCCCAGCCGGAAATCTCAATGCCATAAACATTTGTCGCCGACATTGGCATTGCAATTGACAGAGTATCGCCAGGATGAAAAAAACGAGGAGGATGTGCTTGGTAAAGCAGATCTCGAACCCCCAGCATAGCCTGAGAAATTATGATCTCATTATATGCGCTGTCAATATGATGAGAAAGAGTAACGACAAAACTCACAATAGAAACGTGTACTGTTGATAGATGCAAACGGATCTTATCCAATATGAAAGCATATGAAGGGGCAAACTGTTCATCCATTGTGTCATCCCAGGCGGCAATAGGGTTTCCATCAGTAGCGAAAAATGAGAAATATCTATGTCTTGAGACTGGCAAATATTTCGATTCGAAGGTCACATCATTATCTCCCCTATTAAAATTTAATTCTCCACTTTATAATTATATAATGAAAATCCCGAAAAAATTAAGTTTGTCAAGAAAATTCATCCCCAAACTCCTCAATGATTAAATCCTTCAACCCCGAAATCATCAGGCTCACATTAGGAGGGGAGCAACCTCTCCAATCTGCAATCTCCTTTCCCAGATATCCATCCATCAAATAGGCAAGAAAATCATCCACTTCCTTCTTTCTCTTCCTTGTTCTGCCTTTATTTTTAAGTGAATTCTCTCTGACAAAATCCAGAATTTTGCAAACCAAGTCTTTATTGCAAAGCATCTGCTCTGTGCCATCAGAAGCCAAATCAAGAGAATTGGAATAGTCATTAATATCAACCATAATTGGCATACTCCAAACCTCCTCTTTAATAAAGTTCATCACTACAAACTCAACATTTCTAACAATCCACGTCTTTAATGTAGCCCCGAGGGTCTCATCATAACTATCAATTGCTGCAATCAAGGTTTCAGCAGCAACAGATAAGCAATCATCAAAGAAATGAAAAGGGAGGTTTTTGCTCCAACAAAGATTGAAGGCAATTCCCCTGGCATAAGGGAGGTGTTCAAGGATAAGGTCTTGTCGAGTAGGCATCTGATTGGTCCCTCTCTATGAGACTACCTTGCCGATTTTGGATGCCATTTCAAGTAATTTGTTTTGATCAAACCCACTCGATGCCTTGGCCTGAGTGTTCTTGTCCACAGATCTGGCAAGAGTGTAACCGGTAAAGGAAGTCATAAAAGCCCCCCAAAGAGTTGCGCCCTGCCACAATATCATACTCGTGATCAGTTTCAACAATTCTGTGTCAACCTTCAGCCATCCCATAAGACAGACAAGAACAGGAGTTCCAATTGTATAACTTATGCTCGTCTTACCAAGCAAAGTCATCATCTTGGGCCTGGCCTGCCGAACAACAGGGTCGTCACTCAGTAAAGCTGTCTTGATAACGTCCCGGCCCCCGGCCACATCATCATAATCAAGTTTCTTTTCTTTGTACCCCAACTCGGCCAAACCGAGCTTTGTATCAGAAGCAATCCTTTGTTGCTCAATCTGCTGTTCTGGGGACAGGGGTTGTTTTGCAACCTCTCCCATGCCTTCAGTGACTTGAGCAATACCAGACTTGATCTTGGCCCCTGCGCTGCCCCCAACCAAATCTGCTATTGCATCTACCCCCGTCAAAATTGGTCCTAACCCAGGAACAAATTTCATAGCAACTTTCCCAGCCACCCCTAATGTTTTTAAAATGTCAAAGCTCATGGTGTTTTCTCCTTTCTTTATTTCAATTTAAAATCAATAACTTCGCTGTCTATCAATCACTTTATTGCTTTTCCATCTTCTAGAAGTATTTTTCGCTAAACATCTTTTTAAATATCCAGCAAATCCCCACTTGCCTTTCCATTCTCGATATTTCTTTTTTGTTTTCACAATTAAATCCCTTAACAAAAATGTCTACCTCAAAGGCAGGGAAATTCCCGGCCTTCTCCTCCCCGGTTTCAAAACCTCATACCCAACTATTTGATCTTGATCCCATATCTCGATTACTTGCTCCCCTTCCTTTACATTGGCCGGGGGCTCTGGCCTGACATCCCTTGACCTATCATGATCAACGACTGAAATGCGGGGGGCAACTTGCATCTGCGGCATCTCGCCTTCTAATGCATAGCGGATATCATCAATATGATGATTATCTTTATCTGTAGGCACGTTCGTAGTCTCCCCCGTCCGCAACTTCTTCCATTGGTATTGCTGAAACTCATTTATAGTCTCCTGACAATTTCGGTCAATAATAATCTCGTGTTGCTGAAGGAATTGAATACCATGATGAACTGAATCCTTCCCTTTCTTTGCCCCTATTGCATTAATGTTATGATTGCGCAATTCCTGAATTGACTTTGGCTCCGCTGAATCGCAAACAACAATCTCCTTTCCAACAACCGGGGACAACCATTCAGCAATCATCGGGTTTGTGTACCCGTATTCATGCATCTCTTCAAAAATATAGATCTTCTTCCTCATCTTATCATAATGCAACCGATTGAAGGCCGCTGGCTCATCGGCAAAGCCAAAGTCTAGGCCATTCTTGATGCTGTCAAAAATAGGGATCATACTGGAGAGGTCTTCAATCTTCCAATTAGTGAAGATAACCCCGCCGAGCACACCCCATTTGCCCAAAGTATAGACATCATAATGATAAGAACTTTTCTGGTTTTCAAGAATATCTTTGTCTGCCTGCTCCAAGAAACGGTTATCTTTATAAGTGGTATGCAAAATCAAAAGGCCGTCATCATGATAAACTCGATCTCCCTCATGAAAACGGCCTTTGAAGTATTCTTGATGAATCCAGTGTGATTGTAATATCGGGTTAAACAGCAATGCCAGTCGCTTGGGTTTCTCTGCTTTCCCCCGCAACCGGATTTGAAGTTGTCTTATATCGTCTTGCTTGGTCTCCGTTGCCTCCTCAACAACAACATCGGTAATAACCCCCTTCTGAGGCAAAACGGATTTTAACTTTTGAACATCGTCCAGCCCCTCAAACAGTATTTGATAACCATTAATGCAGGTAATAGTCAACGTGGAGAGATTGATTCTGAAAAACTTATTGAGATTCCAACTATCAATGATTTGTTTGACCTGGTTGAAAGTAGATGTGCTGGAGGTACGGGCAACATTCCTGATGATCAGATAATTGCGCCCCCCTTTGAGAAGATCCCTGACTGTCCTTTGACCAACAACAAAAGCAGACTTTCCGGCAGAAGCCCCTCCAAAGAAGATTTGTACACGAGTGTTATCTTCCAGATACGGAAGGTAAACTTCGTTAAAAGATTTCCTATCAAAGTTTATATTAAATTCTTGAATTTTTTGTTCTGCCACTGAAAAACAACCTTTATATTTGGCCTACAATCAATGATCTCTCCCCCTTTAATATAACCCTATGCAGAAAGAATTTCGCATTGTTATTTTAAGGATATAAGTTATTGATATCATTAACAAATTCAGCCCTACCCCTTTTTCTTAATTCTAACATGTCAAATAGAAAAATATATTCAATAATATCAATAAGTTATACCCTTTCTTTTTTACTTTTTTCTCTGTGTTCCCTTGCTTTCCTTTAATCTCTTCCCATTCTGTCATACAACTCATTTCAATGGCAAGAATACTTTGCCACCGGGTCTGCATCAATAGCAAAGTTCCGGCCATTCAACTGACGAATCTCTGATACTGCCAAGAAGGTTTCATTATCATTGTTGTCTTTAACGATTTCTCCTGTTGGTTCAAAAAGTCGAAAGCAATCCCCTTTCTTTAAACTTTCAAAACTGCACTCAATCCACTTCCCATCAACAACCTTTTCTGCCTTTCTAAATGATGTTTCCATTTCAATCCTCCTCCTCTACCCACCCAACATTGATCTGCACCGGGGCATTGAAATTGAACTTGCCCCCGCCGCCCTGCTGTGCATTATCTTTTTCAAACATCCCTAGGTGCCGGGCAAGGGAGTCGAGAGTTTCTCTCTTGTTCGGGAATTTTATATCTTGCAAGAACATTTCTGTTGTTTTCTCCCCCTGTTTGGAAGTAGATGTGGATTTGCTCTTCATGTTCTTAAAACTTTGAATGGCATACAGGGCATTCTTAGGGATTTGACTCAAAGGTTTTAAATTACCCTCCTCATCATAGATCTCATCGATGTGAAATTCAATCAACCGTTTGTATCTTTCAATAACCCATTCTTGAGTAACCTCTGCCTTGGCTTGCAACTTGTCACGTTGGTGTTGGACTGCTGCTTGAACCTTTATTAAACTTAATAGTTGGGATGCTTTCGATTCAGCACTCTTTGGGGCATACCCCGCTCGAATTGCAGCCTGTTTTCCATTCAAATCCTTCAGGTACTCATCAACAAATTTAGCTTGCAAAAACGTTAAACTTCCATTCCCATTCCCTCTCCCCCCATTATTGTCATTGGAAACAGTTATCGTTTTAATCTTTGAAGTGTCATTAGCAGGCTTCTTATTGTTGGGGGCATTGGGTGGGGCAGTGCGTCTAAAGCGTGGCATATGTATTGTGTGAATCCTTTGTTAAAGGTTCCCTATAGTCCCTATTTAAATATATTTTGGGGAAAAAATAAAGGAAAAATAAAGATTTTTTTTAAAAAAAATAGAGGGGGTCTGTAACTTATTGAAATCATTGTAATGTTTTTTTATCTCTTTTTACTTTATTCCCTTTTTTTTCTTGACTTTCTTATTTAAAGATATTATATTATAGATAACATGTTTGAAGGACTATTTTATTAATCTTAAACTGGAGGGAGAGAGATGAAAAAATATGATTTTATGAACGAAACAGTTGCTATTGAAAATTATGAATTTCCAAAAAACAGCAACCAGGAGGTAATGGCCAAAAATCTTGGAGCCACGAGAATTTTACATTGGTCCCACGACAGCAGAGGCCGCCTACCGAACTATGTCATGACGTCAATCAATGCTCATGGATATACGGTAGAAAAAATTGGATATACTACCTATGTATCCAATACATTTGGTTTAATTCCTAAAAAATCGTAACCCCCAGGCCCGCCGGAGCCTATCCGGCAGGGAGGGAAGATGAGAGTATATAAAAACAAATACTACATTTTAAGGGAACATCCAGGTATCTCAGGTTTTCAGCAATGGGATAAATGGGAATACAGAGTAGCAACAGGTTGGAAAGCCACTCATTACAAATTAAGCATAGTGGAACAACTTCTCGCTAATGGCCGAGGCCAATTTCGATTAGAAAATGGGTACTTCCCGGAATATCAGCCAGTAGTGAAAGAGAAAGAAATATATGATTGGCTTGATAAAGAAAGATATGCAACGGCCTACATTTTGAATCCTGAAGTTTATGGTTTAAAAACAACAATCAAATGAAAGGAAGAGAAAACTTGACAGAAAATGAGCAAATGAAAAGACTGGCTGAAGCTATGATGGCCAGAGACAAGGTTTTCAAACCCGTCATCACAGAAACCCAAATCAAAGCAAAGGGCGTGTTTTGGTGCTGCCGCAATACAGAACGAATCTATGCTAAAGTCTGCATCAATAGGCAAGAGCAGGAAACAGAAGGCTGCATCAGATGCCAGCAAGGGAAATTAGTCAAAAGGTTAACAATCGAGAAATTACAATCCTCAAGACCAAAGAGGAAAAGAACAATATAAATAGGAGGAAGAAAATGAGAAAGAAAATGAGACGAGAAACAGGGACGAAAACAATAAAAGAGATGGTTGATGCATTGATAGCCAACAGAGGCAAAATTAGGGCTCGACAAAATGAGATCATGGCGGCATTACCAAAAAAAGAACAAAACAGATATTGCCGCAATAGAGGGTGCCATGGAGGTTGGGTTACACCTGGAAACGGAGCATGGACGCAAGCAGTAAATCGTACCCCTGGTTTTTACTCTGATAATTATTGGAGCGGATCAGCCCCCACTCCAAGTACTCAATATGAGTTAGCAGTAGCCGAATTTTTAGAGTCATTTTGTGAAAAAGGAAAAAACAAAGGACACCATACCAAACATATCAAAAAGGCCCAAGGAAAGGCCAGCCAAAAACACTAACAGACCAGGTCATTCGCCACCTAACAGAGGGGTTAAAGAAAACTGAACTGCCCTCCAAAAATAGATACAGAAAATTCACTGGCTCCGGCCCCGACTCCTTCTACTGGGTTGGCAAGAATGGGGCCGTGCGGGCAGGCAAGAACGCATCTGGATCGGTTAGCTTAACTGACAAAGTTCATGCCAATATGAGATTATGGGAAAAGGCAAACGGATTATCATAACCACTTAACAATCAAAAAAAGGAGAACAAAAATGAAAGCACCAGAAACAAAACCAGAGGTCAAATTAGTAGGTGAAGACGGGAACGCTTTTGCCATTATGGGCAGAGTACAACGGGCATTAAAACAGGCCGGAGCAGACAAAGAGTACATAGAGCAATACCTCAACGAAGCAACGAGATGGGACTATAACCATCTGCTCCAAGTCACAATGAACTATGTCGAAGTTGTTTAATTTTTGCCTTGCCCTTTCAGCAGAGAGGGTTGGGTTGAAATTAAAACTTAAAAGGAGGGAAAGGAAATGAAAGGGACAAAAAGAAATGAAAGACGAATTCAAAAGGCAATTGATGAACTAATCAAAATCTGTGACGATGGAAAAGCTACATCTGAAGTTTTGCGTGTGCTTGACAGGTTGAGGGAACTAGAAACTCATTATTCAATGGAGGAATAAAAATGAAAATAATCTGCGCTTGGTGTAAAAAAATCATCGAAGAAGGAAAGGAGCCTGATGAAGAGTCAAGCCATGGCATCTGCCCTGAATGCTATGACAAAGAATTAGCAAAACTTAAAAAGGAGGAAAAGTATGAGAATCTCAATTGGGGGGAAAACTGAAGATGCCATGAAAATCCTCAAAATAAAGTCTTATCCTTTTTCACCAGAGAAATTAAGTAAAAACTTCCGAATCCTTATAAAAGTCAACCACCCAGACGTCAGCAATGATCCAAAAACGGCCAATGAAAAAACGCGCCAGATCATAGAGTCCTACAAACATCTCAAAAACCTGGCCATCTCATTTATATCTGGAGATGAGATAAAAGCAGCACATCAGAGATTCGAAGAAGACAAAAACATGTTTTCCTTATGGGATATCTGCCCAGATTGTAAAGGAGCAGGCAAAATAGTGAGGATAAGACATCTATTCGATTATGAAGGCTGTCCAAACTGTGACCCTCTTCCTTCTAGAGGTTTATTCAGATTTCTTTTTGAAGCAAGAGGCTCTGGAAGGAAAACATTGAAATGCAATGCCTGCAAAGGAACAGGAAAGTTTAAACAGAAGAGTGGAAGAATAGTAGATTGTTATAAATGTAACGGATCTGGCGTTTTCAGGATTGTAAGGTGCAACGTTTGCGGAGGAACCGGACAAGTGCCAAGCACCAAAAGGATAGAAGAAGCCTGTGACAAATGCAAAGGGCTAGGCAAAATTGAACTTAACCTTTTTAACCCCGTTATCAAAAAAGGGGCAATTCTATTTTAAAGAAAGGAGACAACTAAATGACCATGCATAATTACACTGATTACCAGGCCATGATCTTGAAATTAGCCCACATCTGGACAAACAAAGGAAATGGAAGAATCGAATTTGAAGAATTGGTTGCAGAAGGGAATCTTGCCTTTTGTATTGCTGATCAAAAATTCAGACCGGACAACGGAAATCAATTCTCAACCTACCTTTACACTGTTGCCAGCAATGCCATGTGCGATCTTGCCATGGGCAACTGGCGCAAGATGCAATTTGAATCATCAACAGAAGAAATAGACGTTCTCACCCTTCCTGATTCACAGACCCCAGAGACACAAACACGACTCAAACAGTGGACTGAGAGCCTGTCAAAAGAAAGCCAATTCCTGATCAAATTAGTATGGGAGACCCCCGGAGAGATAGTTCAATGGGCACAAGAGGAAACATATCACCCCAGAAACACACAAGATCGATTAGCGCGTTACTTACGTGGCTTAAATTGGAAGTGGGCTGATATACAATTCTGCTTCCAAGAGATTAAGGAAGCATTGAAGGAGGGAATATGAGAATCTTTAAAAACAAATATTACATACTGCAAAGCATCCCTGGCATATCAGGTTTTCGACGTTGGAATGAAAGAGAATATCGTGTTTGCACTGGGCATAAAGCCCAATTACACAAACTACATATTGTAAAAGAATTCAGAGAAAATGGCAGGGGCAAATTTTTACTGGGGGATGGCCACTTACCAGAATATCAACCTCAAGCTAGAGAAAAAGAGATTATTCCTTGGCTTGATAAACAACGATATTCAACAGCGTTCATTCTAAACCCTGAAGTCTACGGCCTTCAAACAGTAATCGATAATAATCAAATAAAGGAGGGAATATAAAATGATAGTAAAAGAAATGATAGGAGATGTTAAAAATCTCGTTATCTATTATGAAGGAACTGGCGATCCAAAGATGATCACGAAATCATAGGAATTGCTTTTATAAGGTCTGGTGAAAACGGAGAAACCAGAATCGGCAACCATGAAAAAATGGAAAGATGGGAAAAGAGCGATTGAAGCAGATAAGAAACTACTAACCTTAAAAAAAAGGAGTATAAGAAATGAAGTGCAAAATATGCCATGATAAACTCGATCCAGAGCATCCGGATTCTATTCGAGGACTCTCGCCCCTCACTTTCAGAGAGGCATGGATGCATTACAATTGTTACAAGGACGCATATCAAGAACTTTCAGAAGATAAAAAGGATCGCTATGATCAAAAAAGTGCATAATGATAAAACCAAACCAAAAAAACACAAACCAGAAGGAGAAAGAAAATGAAAATTGACATTGATGTTCCCGATGGGAAAAGTGGTGATTGGAGCATTGAATCCTTTACCGTTTCCCAAAAAGATGAAGAATTAGGCCGCATGCGTGCCCTATTTAGCTTTAGCAACCGAGGACGTTATGTCCCGGCAGGAACGTATAAAGCGCTCAAAAGAAACAATGAAATTATTATGTCCAATACTCCTGATGAAATTTCAGACTGTTTAGATTTTATTCGGAAAGCCCGGAAAAGCAAAAACATCCTTATCAATGGCCTCGGTTTAGGAGTTGTTCTTAAAGCTATCCTTGACAACGAAATAGTAGAAAATGTGACAGTAATTGAAAAATCGTTTGATGTAATTACTTTGGTTGCCCCATCATTTGCAAATAAAAAAGTAACAATAATTCATGCAGATGCTTTTAATTGGAAACCGCCCAAAGGAATTAAATACGATTGTGTCTGGCATGATATCTGGGATTATATTTGTGCAGACAATCTTGAAGACATGAAAAAACTGCATCGCAAATATGGAAAGAGAACTATTTGGCAGGCTTCATGGTGCAGATATGAATGTGAAAGGAAAATAGATAGAAGAAACAATTTTAAATTTCAACCGTTTTTCAGTATAATAAGGAAGAGAGGAAAAATAATATGGCCTTACATAAAGGAGAGCTAAACTACATGGGACAGTGCTTCACTCTCTATACTCATACAAGCAAGAGTCCCATAAACAATTTTTCTTATCAAATAGCTAAAAAGCTATACCCTAATACCACTCCTCAAGAATTAAAAGTTGCATCTAGGCCCATAAAGATGCATCTGTTGGATGGGTTCGACAGGCACCGAATAACCAAAGTAAAGGAGAAACGAAATGACAACTAATAAACAATTTATTGCCCATAAAGGATTTATCGATGCCTGTCGTAATGCAGGCATTCCAACAACAACCAGGCAAGCAAGCAAGTTCCAAATGCAAAAAGGACTCGCCTTCAAAGTATCAACTGGAAAAGCCAAAGTCTTGAAGAATTCAGATGGAAAATTCATCAAAATTACAAATCAAATATTATGACATTAACCCTCACAATAAAAAACCAAATTAAGATTCCATACGTCAATGAGCCATTAGATGAATTTCTCTATAGCTCATTGACAATGCTCAACCCGAAGTGGCTGGAAAATGAGAGAATGAAACGATGGAATCGGGATACTCCAAGAAAACTCTACTTCTATAATGAAGAAGGGGAAAATGATCTTTTTGTGCCCAGGGGTTTTTTAAAAGGCATCGTTGAATATTGTGATGAAAACCAAATTGAATTTGAAATTAATAATCAAACCCACATATTCGAAGACATAAATTTTGATTTTTCTGGTGTCCTTCGCCCCTTCCAAGAAATCGCAGTTGAAAAAATGCTGCCTGAAAACGAAGGAGTATTATGTGCGCCAACTGGATCAGGCAAAACAGTTATTGGAATTTACATGATTGCAAAGAGAAAACAGCCCACCCTCATAATCGTCCACACAAAAGAATTACTTGATCAGTGGACGGACAGGATCAAAACCTTCCTGAACGTCTCCAGTAAAAGAATTGGTCATATAGGCAACGGATACCTTGATGAAGATAAGGACATAACCATTGCCCTGATCCAAACCCTGAGTAAATACCCTGAGATCGTAAACGATTATGGATTTTTGATAATTGATGAGTGTCACCACACACCGAGTCGAACGTTCACGGCAGCAACAAAACTTTTTGAAGGAAGATATATTCTTGGTCTATCTGCCACGCCTTACAGGAGGGATGGCCTTTCCAAAATCATAGAATGGTATTCAGGCCCAATCAGGCACAAGATCGATCCACGAGACTTGATAAACAGCGGCCACATTACCTCTGTTGAAACAGTAATCAGGAAAACAAATTTCATTGCCTCAATGCCAGACCCCTCAGCAGAATATTCTACGCTGCTACAAGAATTATCTCAAAATGAGGAACGCAACCAGATGATTGTCAGTGACGTATTAACTACCGTTGCAATGGGAGAAACTTGCCTTGTGCTAACAGATAGAAAAGCCCATTGCCAGGAATTGAAAGATATGGTCCAGGCAAAATCTAAAATCAAAACAGAAGTTCTGACAGGGGATGTTCCTGCCGAGCCAAGAAAAAGGATCGTTGAAGATATAAATTCAGGCAAGATAAAGGTCTTGATCGCAACTTCTCAACTTATCGGCGAAGGATTCGACTGCAAAAAACTATCGGCTTTATTTTTAACATTGCCAATAAGGTTCCCTGGCCGGGTCATTCAATATTTGGGAAGGGTATTGCGGCCAGCCAAAAACAAAGACCGGGCACTTGTGTTTGATTATTTCGATCAGAATGTTCGTGTTTTATATGCAGGAATGAAAGCCCGGAAAAGGGAATATGAAAAATTAACAATTTAAAGGGAGAAGGAAATGGAAAAAATTATCACTAAATTTCATGAAAACAAATCACACTCAAGAGAATTTAATCAAACATTTAACACCAATCTCTCCAATTTTCTTAATCCTCTAACTGGATTTGACATTATTGCCTTTGATGACCGTCTTAAAAATCAATATGGAAACTATGAGGATGGTAAAACAAGCATGTCAGATTTCATCAAGAAAAAGTTTGGTGAAAATGCAATCAAACTGATAGATAAACTGATTTAAACAAAGAACAAAAACATTTAAAAGGAGGAAGAAATGGAAGCAAATATTAAAATTTATGATGAAGATGTTTATGATTTGTTGAACAAAATAGATCAGCACTGTCGAGAAGTAGATAAAGGAAAATATGGTCTCCCTCCTAAAGATAATGCAATCAAAAGTATTGTTTACCACTGGCTTTATCAAAAAAATCAAAAAAAAATAACCCAAATCTCTTCTGGATTATAAAATGTCATTCAATGCCAAGCAATTTAAAAAAAGGAGACCTCAACATGGAAAATTTTGATAGACATATATTTCTATATGCAAAAGGGCACTACAAAAAAACCAATGCAATAGAGGATATGAAGAAAATCTTAGGTAAAAGAAGCGGTCTTTCTCCAGAGCATATTTCTGATGAAGATATAAATTATGTTCTCCTTGACCTCATTTATTCTTACACCAAGAAAAAAGATTCTTTCATCCGTTTCATTTTTACCCTCCACCCGCACAATGCATGGGAGCACGGTTGCCCAATAAAAGCATCATACGATTTTGAAAAAGTTTTAATCAGCGCTTGTTTATCAGTGCTAAGGTTTCAAGATATAAAAGATATTCCTTTTGGCCTCGGAAGACCAGATCCAACCATCTTGCCACTAACAAAGAAGAACTAAAATGCCATTTAATGCCCAACAGTTTTGTGCAGATCATAATCTCCCCACTGCCCCTGCCGGACACCAGCACTTCCGGCAGGGCTGGGTCAACATAAAATGCCCTTTTTGCAGTGGCTCCCCCGGCTGGCATCTCGGTTTGAATATTGAAAAGGCATATTGCACCTGTTACCGTTGTGGAGGCCACTGGTTACCCAAAGTCGTTTCAACTATACTTAAAATATCCATCAGTCAGGCAAATGCTGCTCTCAAACCCTATCTATCCGGGGAACAAACATACGAATTCAGGGAAAAACACTATGCAGAGAAAATCACATACCCTCCAGACACAGGCCCCATGACCCCCAGGCAAAGGGCATATCTAGAAAGCCGTAACTTTGACCCAGACAAACTTGAACAAGAATGGAGCCTACTTGGAGTTGGCAATTTTGGAACATACAAAAATCGAATTCTTGCCCCAATATACCTGCATAACCAATTGATCAGTTATCAGACAAGAGATATAACTGGTAAACAACATGCAAAATACATGGCCTGTCCCGAAGATGAAGAAGTCTATTGCCACAAATATACATTATATGGAATCGATAATTGCCATAGCAAAACTGTAATTGTTGCTGAGGGAATGTTTGATGTGTGGAGATTAGGATTTGGTGCAGTGGGAACTTTTGGAATTAATTATTCACCACAGCAAATCTTAATGCTTGCACATCAATTTGATCGAATATTTGTCTTTTATGACAATGATGAACAAGGGCAACAAAAAGCAAATGAGATGGCAGAAGATCTGTACAAATTTGGAAAGGAATGTGAGATCATCACAAATCCAAATGGAGATCCCGCAGATATGAAAGAAAAAGATGCAAACAATTTAATGAAGGAGATCGGATTATGAGAATAAATAGAAAAACAATAGTTATTTTGACCATGACATTTTTATTAATTTTAGGATTTTCAATCAAGAATGCCCAAGGCAAAGGAAAAGGTTTTCTTGACTTAATTCGGCAAATTGATAACAGAGAATCAAGAGATAAAATAGTAGGCCAAACCTACATGTGCGGAGGCAATACCGACTGCGTAGGATATTTCACACTAATTCAATTTTACGAGCCGGATTCCCTCATCTTTTCCTATATTATCCCATCCTATACCTATTATAGATCAAGGCGAGGGTCACGAGGAATAAGGCTCCCTCCTAATATCAATGATCCCAACTATACACGTCGACAATGCGACGGAGTATTTCCAGATGGAACTCTTATAATGATGAAAGTCCCAAAAGAGATGTTTGAAAAGGCAAGAAATCAATCCTCAGCAATCGGCGAGACTAAAATACACCAAATCAACTGGTGCAAAGAATTTGAAGCCAAGTGGGACATTGACATAGACACACAAGTTTTTCTTAGTGATCTTTACGTAGTGAAAGATATCATCAAGATGAAAAAAACAGATGGATCTATCATAGTAGTACCAGTAATAGAGCATTATAAATTCGGGGCTACACCAGAACAACTTGAATGGCTCAGAAACATTGGAATAAAATGGAATGAGTGGAGAAAGAATCAATAGAAATTTATTTAAAAAAAATAATTTTTTTCCTTGACCTTTTTTTAAATTTATTTTATAAAGTAAAAGATACGAAGCGAAAAGGCTCCCTGCTTTCTCCTTTCGTGATATGGCTGCCATGTGGGCCAACATGGTTTCCGGGGGTGAGTACCTTGTCTACTCACCCTCAGCCCTTTTCTTTTAACCTTTGACAAGGGGAGGTGCCAAAAATTGGCTGAATATGATATCAAAAATGAGCCTATTGTTGTCTCAAAACTTCTTCTAGACATTTTCTTAAACCCCAAATCAATTAAATACCATAAATCAAATTATCCTGCTGATCTAATTTCTCTTTATATTTTCTACTATTATACAGCAAAATGGCAAAAGACAAACTCCGTCCGGGCAACAACAGAATATGTTGCAAAAGGATTAAAGTGGTCTGCTGATCGAGTTCGTCAAAGAAAAAAAGAGCTAATAGCACTCGGTTTGATAGAAGATCGTATTTCAAAGGACCCAGAAACCAAACAGATCAAGGGACATTATGTTTTAGTCAAATTCATCTGGAGCCATAATACAATTGATTCCCAGACTCTGGAAAAGCCTGAGTCTGGGAAGACCCCTAGTCTGGAAAATCATGAGGGAAATGCTTTAAGTAATAATAATAGAAATGCTCTGAAGGTTACTTTAGTAACCTTAACGGATTCTTGCGAATCCGAACAAGGATTATTAAACTCTTCAGGTAATGAACCTCTCATATTAGAATCAAAGAAAATCCCTCCCAACTCCCTTCAATATAATCTCCTCAACTTTTGGAACAATCTTCCAGGCATCCCCACCAAACATGTCAAACCCAATACCAAAGTGCGGTTAACCGCAGCAAGGTATTTTACCCAACTTGCCTCTGGTCGCTTTGCTGATGGCAAGAAATTTAAACCAGGTTTTTTCAACGAACATAAACTTTCCTCATCTATACTTGCTAAGCAATGGACAAGGGAAGAGATAAAGTCAGGGCTAAAAAGACTTAGTAACATTTTCATTGAGGGGTATTGGCCCCGGAACAAAGATACCTTGCCAAAGGATCTTGCAACCCTACTTTATAACCCCGGCAATCAAAATAGCTGGTTTCTGATGGTCATAGGACAGGAGCCAGAGCTATTGGATAACTCTGTCAATTTTAAACCCGAAAACCATAAAGCAGCAAAACAACACCCGGATATCATCTGGCAGATAATAAAGCAGTTCCAGGACAAGCAAGTTTTTGATCATGATATAACTGCAAAGACAATGGATGAAATCAATTCAATAATCGAGTATCACTCGCATATGGACTTCTCCAATAACATGGCAAATTATAGGTGGGGCAACCTGCGACAGATGATTGATGACTTCTGTAATTTTATTATTTCTAAATCTTACCTAGAAAACAGTATAATAAATATATCAGCAGAAGGAAAACTTTTTCAGGCCTTTATTGACGAATGCGAGGATGAATTGTATGGACGGGCAAGATTGAGGCCGAAGGGATAAAATAATATAAAAGAAGGAGAAAAATTATGAGAATTGAAGTAAAAAAGATTAAACCAAACCCGTTTAGAGACTTAACAAAGTACAAGATTGACTCCTATAAAGTAGATGCCCTTGTCACCTCTATAAGAGAGACTTCCTTCTGGGACAATATTCTTGCCCGCCCTATGGATGGAAAATATGAAATTGCCTATGGCCATCACCGCCTTTTTGCCATTCAAAAGGTTGGGCTGGAAAAGGTGGATATCCCTGTTAGAGAATTGGATGATGCCACTATGATCAAGATCATGGCTAATGAAAACCTTGAAGAATGGAAATTGAACCCTTCCGTTATAAAGGAATCAGTAAGAGTGGCTAAGCATTATCTGGATGGCGAGCTGGCGAAGTGTGAGAGCTGGGAGAAATTAAAGAAAACCAATTTTAATCTAATAAAAATATTAGATTTAAAATTTGACAAGCAGCCAGAAAGAGGATTCCAAATCCTTAAAGGAAAAGGTGTCGGCCAGACCACAATCCTCAAGTTCCTGGGAGGAAATTGGAAACAGTGGATGGTACAGGAAGCTCTTGCTCAGTTGAAGGAATCTGAATCTATGCAAGAGGCTGTTGAGGTTTTTGATACTCAGACAGATGCCACTGAATTTAGGAAGATTATCAAAAAGGAGTTCAAAGATAAAGTCCCTAAAGGAAAAGAAAAAGAAGTGGCAGAGAGGGTGGCCGAAAAGGTAAGGGAAAAGAAAGGCCAAATTAAGAAGGGAGAAAAGACAGGCAGACATGATTATCGCCAAGACATGAAAACCTTTACTCGTATGGCTGTGGAGAACATACCGGAAAAGGAGGCCAAACTAAAAGATATTCAATCAGAGATTGAAAGGTTTAATGAGCGGATAAGGACGGCCTACATAGGATCAAGAGACTTAAATTCGCTTCTTCAAGAATTGGAAGTTAAGAAGATTGAAGGGGTGAAATCTTTGTTTATTTTGGATAGTGTCTTTGATTTGTTACAAGAATTAAAGAAAACATTAGCTTTTTTTGGGTATGATTACCAACATTTACAATTGAAACAAAAGGAGGAATGAAATGGACTTTTTAGTAAAAAATGGAAATAAAGAAGAATATTGGAAGAGGATAAAAGATGTCGCCCAGAAGCTTCATGAAAAGGCAGATGATCTCAGAAAAAAAGGAGAGACTTCTTTGACTCTCACCTGGGAGACCTTTTCCTTTGATGACTATATGAAGGCAGGGCAGCCCTCAAGCCCCTTAGAAGAAAAATATTGGAAAGAGAAAAGGGCTAATATGTGGAAAGATGATGTTAATAAGGAGTTTTGTGATCGTGGATTTTCCGAATGGCTATTTGTTGAACCTGCAAAAGGGATTAGATTAGAAATTGACAGAATTGCAGATATGAAGCTTGTGCTCCAATCTATAAAGAAAATCTGTAGCACAAGCGATGGGAGAAGTGAACTTTTGATGCAAGCAAGCGAGCGCTGCACAGGAAAGAGGAAAAAGAGATTACAACAAGTAGCACATCTTTTGGGACCAGAAACATTACTGCCATTTATAGCAGGGTCGATTCAATTAGAGCCCTCCCTGACAATTTCGCAGAAAAACGAATTGTTGAATATGATCGGGGAATATTCTTCAGACGAAGACGAAGAGAATTAAAAATTATATGGCCGGGCAAGATTGAGGCCGAAATAATATACGGTCTGTTAGGAGGCGTAATGGCAAAGATTATCTATCAACTAAGCGAAGAGGATAGATTAACAAACCACATACCAGAAGGGGTATGGCAATTAACCCATGAGCATGATGTTTTCATAGAGGATTTCAAAACAAAAGAACTTATATCTGTTTTAGATTTGTGTTCGCCTAACAAACCAAACAAGGATTAACCTTGACCTACCCCTACAAAATAGTATCCCCCAAGAAAAGGGGGGATAAAAAGGAAGGAGAGGTGAGGTGATGGATGAAAAACGATTAAGAACACGATGGCGTAGATGGTTAGGAAATAAAACGGCTACTAATAAACCGTATTGGACCGACCTTTTAGATTCAAATTGGTCTAGTTGGTGCAGACGTGTCTGCCAGAATCACGGAATCGGAATTGAATATGAAATGGGTTGGACAAAAGAATCTGTAAAATCTATGTATCGTTTTTGTATAGATATTGCAACAATAGAAGAATTGATGAATCTGGATGGTATCTATGCTGCTGAGAAGGCTGGAATTTGAAACACTCCGGAGCCCTCGCAACCAGGAAAGGAGAACCATGACCCACGAGCAACAAAACGATTTTCTGGCAACTGAGGCAATGGATTGGCATCTCATAGATCTTGACGGATGGACACCGGTATATCAAGACATCCCTACAGTGACAGGGGTTTGGTGGGCAGATAAAGAAAATAAGCTCATCATCTTATACAAGGACTGGAACCCTACCTCAAACTTCGAGCAGGCGATGATGGTAGCCAAACAACTAAGGATAAAGCATTCATTATGGCTGACCCTACATCAAGTACCGAGCAAAACCGCTGAATGGCATGCATATTTTACTTTTGGGGGTATGGCAGTTGGGAATAGGATGCGGGGAGAGGCTTATTCCTCGAAGGATGAGCCCGCCCAGGCCATATGTGCCGCCGCTATCAAAGCGAAGGGGGGGGAGTATGTTTTTTAATCGTTGCTGCCCTAACTGTGACAAAGAATGGAATTATTATCGTGGTGCTGTTGAACATGGCCTAGGTGGTCAGCAGTTAGAACCGGATGAGGCCGATTGCCCTCATTGTGGGTTCTACTGGCAACAGCGCGTTAAAAACCCACCGATAAAAGAAATGGTTGAGAGGTTCAGGAAGGCGAAAGGGGGTGAGTAGGTGAGACCAGAAAAGTTATGTCTCGGAGAAAAAGGACGTTATAAGCGTTATCTGAAAAAAATTGCTAACCGATGGAGACGCAGGACAGAGAAAAAATTGCTCGACAACGCTCCGAAGAAAAATGAGTACAAGGGGTGGAGTTTATAATGCCCACACGAGAGCAAAAGAAATGCCCCATTTGTGGTAGCCCAATTAATTATGTATATGAACAAGGCAAGGGTTTCACAGTTTACGAATGCACAGGCAATGATTGTCTGCCATGGCCTGTCGGAGGGGCAAGGAAGAGACGAGAGGCAGGGCTGCCACCAATTATACCAACAAGATTTGAAAAGAGAAATATATGAAATTAAGAAAAGAGGATTGTTGGATTCAAACCTATACAGGAAAACGATTCTTTCTCTTTAACCCAACTCCTGAAGCAATTGATATAATCGACATTGCCCATTCTCTTGGAAAGAAATGCCGATTCAACGGCCATACAATCAATGGAAATTACTCAGTTGCTGAACATAGTTTGTTGGTTTGCAAACTTCTGGAAGATATTTGTGAATCGGCTGCTTTATGGGGACTGTTGCACGATGCCTCAGAAGCATACACTGGAGACATACCTAGTCCAATCAAACCTTTTTTAAACGGATTCAAAAAGATCGAAAGAGATATTCAAAAATGCATCGCTCAAAAATTTAACTTACCCTGGCCGATGCCAAAAATTGTGAAATGGGCAGATATTACTCTTCTAACAAATGAAGCGAATGTTGTTATGAGAACCCCTCATCCTGCAAAGTGGGGAACAATCCAGAAATGGCTCCCGTTTGGAATCAAAACTAATAACTGGAATTGGCAGGAAGCAACTGAAGAATTTTTAAATAAATGTGCTTATTTTGGTATAATTAAATGATCCGCTGTAAAAAATATCCATACAAAAATAGAAAAGAGGCCCAAGCAACGTTGAAGTTCCGACAAGAACTTCCTTTTGGTACTCCGTATCGTTGCCAAATTTGTGGATACTGGCATTTAGGGCACAAAAACAAGACTCCAAAAAAGAGTCCCTTGGGCAGAATCTATAGGAAAAGGGCAGTTGAAAGGCGGCACCTGAACAGATTATTTCAAGCGATTGATGAAATGTGTGGGGTTGAATAATGGAAGATTATGATCGGTTTTTAGAGAGGAAATCTCAGCTCGGTTCCAATTTTGGATTTGATCCTATTTTTATGCCGGATTTTCTTTTTGATTTTCAAAGGAGCCTTGTTGATTGGTCAATTAGAAAAGGGAGGTCTGCTATCTTTGCTGATTGTGGAATGGGCAAAACACCAATGCAATTAGTCTGGGCAGAGAATATTGTAAGAAAAACTAACAAAAGAGTATTGATCGCAACTCCATTGGCAGTAGGCTGTCAAACAGTTCGAGAAGGGGAGAAGTTTGGAATTGAGGTAATAATGTCAAAAGATGGAACCCCGAAGGAGAAAATAACCGTCACAAATTATGAAAGGTTGCATTTATTTAACTCCTCTGATTATGAAGGGTTTGTATCTGACGAGTCTGGCATTCTTAAAAATTTTGATGGAGCACGTCGAAAAACAATTACAGAATTTGTAAAAAAAATGCCTTACCGTTTATTGTGCACTGCAACGGCGGCTCCTAATGATTACATCGAATTAGGGACCTCTTCAGAGTCCCTTGGAATAATGGGTTATATAGACATGCTTAACCGATTCTTTAAAAATGACAATAATACCTCAGCCCTAAATAGATTCCATGGACAAGCTAAACAATGGAGGTTTAAAAGGCACGCAGAACAACCGTTTTGGGAATGGGTTTGCTCATGGGCAAGGGCGATTAGAAAACCGTCAGATATGGGATTTGAAGATGGAAAATTTATTTTGCCCCCCCTTATAGAAAAGGAAACCATCATTCATTGCTCAAGGCCCTTAAACGGGGGGTTGCTTGTTGAACCTGCAAAAACTTTGAAAGAGCAAAGACAAGAGAGAAGAATGACCCTTAGAGAAAGATGTGAAATGGCAGCTAGCAAAGTTGCTGATGACAAAATTGCAATTGTTTGGTGTCATCTAAATGACGAAGCAGATTTGCTCGAAAGAATTATACCTGAAGCAAAACAAGTAAGTGGACCGATGACAGACGACAGGAAAGAGGAAATTCTTGTTGAATTTTCCGATAGCAATTTGCGGGTTTTGATTACCAAGCCCCGCATAGGAGCCTTTGGATTGAATTGGCAACATTGTTCACACATGACTTTTTTCCCATCTCATTCATTTGAACAGTATTATCAAGGGACAAGAAGATGTTGGCGATTCGGTCAAAAAAAGCCCGTTACAGTTGATATTATAACAACAGAAGGAGAATTGAGAGTGTTAAAAAATCTTCAGAAGAAAGCAAAGGCCGCTGATAAAATGTTTTCTTCTCTCATCAAATATATGAACAACTCAGTTGAAATAAAAAAAGAAGAAGGCTACAACGAAAAAGAAAGGATTCCATTATGGATGTAATAAATCAAAAAATTGAAGACAAATATGCAATTTACCAAGGGGATTGTATTGATGTTATGAAACCCATTCCTGATGAGAGAATTCACCTTTCTGTATATTCTCCCCCGTTTGGAGGGTTATATCATTATTCATCTTCTGAACGAGATTTATCAAACTGCAAAGATTATAAGCAGTTTTTTGAGCATTATGGGTATGTAGTTCAAGGGTTGTTCAGAATAACCTTGCCGGGGAGGATTACAGCGGTCCATTGTATGGATGTTCCGACTGGTAATAGCGGTAGAGATCATCTCACTGACTTCCCAGGGGATATAATTCGATTACATGAAAAAATCGGTTTTGAATATATCTCCCGCTATTCAGTATGGAAAGAACCCCTTGGAGTTCGCAATCGTACAATGGCTAAAAACCTTGCCCATAAAACGATTGTTGAAGATTCTTCTTTATGTAGTGTCGCATCGGCAGATTATCTTGTATGTTTTCGTAAAAAAGGAGAAAATAAAATTCCTATAGCCCATCCCCAGGGGTTGACAGAGTATGCAGGGGCAAGAAAGATTCCACCAGATCTATTGAAATATAAAAATTACAGAGGAAATCAAATTGAAAATCGTTATTCACATTGGATTTGGAGGCAATACGCTTCTGCCTTTTGGGATGATGTTCGGATTAAAAACGTTCTACCTTTCAAAAGATCAAAAGACGAGAAGGATGAAAAACATATACACCCTTTACAACTCGATGTAATCGAACGATGCATAATTCTTTGGAGCAATCCGGGGGAAACAGTTTTCACTCCATTTATGGGGGTCGGGTCAGAGGTCTATGGAGCAGTTGTCAATAATCGAAAAGGGATAGGGATAGAATTGAAAACATCATATTATCGGCAAGCAGAAAAAAATCTTTTACGGGCTGTTGCTAATGTAGGTGAAATTAAGGGGTTTGGACTATAATGTTAACCCCATATTTTGAAACTAAATTAGGCAAGCTATATCACGGAGACTGCCTTGAGATAATGCCGCACCTTGATCCGGTGGACTTGGTGTTGACTGACCCGCCGTATGGAGTCGATAAAGCAGAATGGGACACCGGATATGTTTCGGTTGAACCGATGCTTATTCAAAAAGCCGCCGGGGTAATTATAAATTGTGGAGAACAAAACATCGCTACCTGTGTCAATGCCCTTGGCGACAATTACAGGGGTCTTTTTTATGGATGGAACATGAACGGAATGACAAGGGGGCCGCTTGGATACATGAACATAATCCTTGCTGTTTGCGGTGGAAAATTAAAGCGGGGCATGAATATTTGTAAGTTTACAATAAAAGACCTGACTCGCAAAAACCATCCGTCACCAAAACCGATTGAATATTATCGTGAAGTTTTGTTTCGGTTTTCAGATGAAAATCAATCTATTCTTGACCCCTTCCTTGGCAGCGGTACGACCGCCGTAGCCTGCGAGTACCTTAACCGCCGATGGATAGGAATTGAAATTGAAGAAAAGTATTGTGAAATAGCAGCAAAAAGGATTGATGAAGTAAATTTCGGGTTGCAACAAGTATCAGAAGGGAAGCCACCAGAAGGATTGATATATTAAATGACAGAAATCATCCGCCGGAAACCGGCAATTGATTCTCGCATCGAGAGGTCTATCCTTACAGGCATGATTACATCGGAAAGGTTTCTCACTGAGATTCAATCTTTCTATCGCCCAAATATTCTCCGCAGTGATTTTGCCAACACTGTTGCTGAATGGTGCCAGGACTATTATCAACGATACAAAAAACCGCCTGCAAATGCAATCGAGGACATTTTCAGAACACACCGAGAAAGGCAACTTGAACCTGCACAAGCAGAATTAATCGAGACTTTTCTTTCCAGCATCAGTCAAGAATATGAAACAGGAGAGAAATTTAATGCTCCTTATATTCTTGATCAAGCGGAAAAGCATTTCAGACTTTCTGCATTAGAGAATCATAGGTTTGAATTATCTAAGTGCATTGCCGGGGGGAGAATCGATGATGGAGAAGCATTGGTTGCAAACTTCAAAAGGGTAGCCAGGCAAGAAATCAAAGGTATTGACCCTTTTGATGAGAAATCAATTATAAATGCCTTGGATGAAAACAGAGGAGATGTCCTTTTTAAATTACATGGTGCCCTTGGTAAGGCCGTCGGCAGCCTTGAGAGAGGTCACCTTTTCGCTGTTGTCGGAGCCTCTGGAATTGGGAAAACGTGGTGGTTATTATATATTGCTCTAAGGGCTTTGTTCAGTGGATACCGGGTCTTGTTTGTGAGCCTGGAAATGAGCGAAAGACAAATAATCCAGCGTATTCTTCACTGGCTCACTGGATTGCCAAAGGAGAAATATGCCGGGCAGGTATTGATACCTGTTTTTGATTGCATAAAAAATCAGACAGGAGAATGTGATGATGGCTGCAAGGTTTCGCTAATTGAGAAAGGGGCAAAAGATAAATCCTATTTCAACAGGCCAGATTTTAAGCACGCTCCAAAAGGCTATAAACCGTGCACTGAATGTATGGGGACAGCGGCTTTTCAACCAACCTCGTGGTATAAAGAAAGGGAATTTTTGGATAAAGAGATTAGAAAGATGAGGAAAGAAAGCGAAAGAAAAGTCCATGAATTTCTTGAAATTCCAACAGCAATAAAAAAGAAAAAGGCAATTGAGCGGCTTGCAGCCGTCCGTAATAAACGTCTAAAAATTGCTCAGTTTCCTTCTGGCGAATTAACTATGCAAGGGTTTGAAACTTACCTGGACAACCTGGAATATTATGAAGGTTTTGTTTCCGATGTGATTATAACTGATTATGCAGATAAATTCAAACGATCAGAGCGAGAATACCGGCATGGAATAAATGAAATTTGGGAAGGCCACAAGGCAATCGCCCAGAAAAGGCATTGCCTGGTGGCAACTGGTAGCCAGTCCAGTGCAGCCCGGAGCGGAAGGGATACTAAACGAGGAGATTGGGCAGAGGATATCAGAAAACTGAATTTGATTGATGTCGGTTTTGCAATCAACCAGAATGATTGGGAACATGATAATCATATTTACAGATGTGGAGTTGCAAAACAGAGACATGACGAATTTTCCTTGGTCGGGCAGATAATGGTTTTAAATCAATTGAGGATTGGAAGACCGTACATTTCATCGTATCAGATGATAGGATAAAAAAATATTAAAAAACTCTTCAAGATTTGAACGGCTTTTCAGTATAATAAGTTAAAGGATAAAATAAACAATCAAACAAAAAAAAGGAGAAAGAAAGATGAAAGCAAAAGACATTACCAAAAAATTATTTGCAGATGCCTGCGACGACCTGAATGCCGTCATGAAACTGGACCCTCCCATTCCAACCGATCCAGAGGCCAAGGAAGTGACCAAGGCCACATTGGAAGCTGACTTGAGAGAGGCAGCAGCAGAATTGCAGGTGGACGATGTTTTAAAGCCCAAGACGGTTGAAGTGCTGGAGACATTGGGGGTTGAGGTACCGAAGGCAGGGACAGTGGAAGCGGGAGAAGAAAAGAAGGAAGAGAGAAAGGAAGAGAAAGAGGAAAGTCCTCTGAAAAATCAATCTACCAAACAGCCCAAATTTACACGTATTCAGGCAGTTGGTCAAGCCTTCCTTGATGCCCCCAAAGATGGCATCAGTCGAGATAATCTGGTTACTGCGTCAGATAAGATTTATGCTGATAAAGGCGGCAAATCCAACTCCAAGGAAGCAAAGTGGTCAGTCAAGCTATTTTTGGATGTTCTCGGTTCAGTTTCCTTGATTAAGGAAGTTGAAGGAAAGTTCAGTTCATAAGAAAATGGGACACGGGCTAACAGTGCGAGGGGACAGAAAGGGAGAAAAGAAAAATTTCTCCCTTCTCCCCTTCTTTCCATATCTTGAGTCTAATCTTCCTGGTGAAATTTGGAAACCAATTTCCAGCTTCCAAGGATATTCTGTTTCAAACAAGGGGAGAATTAAAGGCAAAAGTGGATTGTTGAAATGTCGAGCTAAGGATGGTTATTTCTATTTCAACTTGTATTCGAATAGCAAGGCAGTAACTAAACAAGTTCATAGAATTGTTGCTACAGAATTTCTTGGTGGGAAAAGAAATAGTTATAAATATGTTCCAAACCACAAGGATGGCAATGGGCTAAACAATGACGTTGAGAATTTAGAGTGGCTCACATACTCTGACAATACAAAACATGCTATTGAAATGGGATTGATAAAGTTTAAATCAGGCAAAGAGCACCATGCATTTGGAAAACATCAATCTGAATCTTCCAAGCAGTTAAAAAGATTGGCGATGAGAGGAGAAAAAAATCATAGAAGCAAATTGAAAGAAAATGAAATTTGGTTGATGAAGAAAATCCTACAAGCTAAATTGGCAAACCTCGCTTATGCTGTAATAAGCAAAATGTTCAACATTAGTAGAGGATATGTCAAAGATGTCAATACTGAGAAAACTTGGAGATGGGTATGAGACACGGATTGTCCATTCGTGGTGATTCTTTATACTGTCCTCTCGCCTTATCATTAGATACATATTCAAATTGTCTTTGCGATTGTTGGCATTGTTATTTGCGAAGACTAAACTATGTTTGGGGAGATGCTTTGAACCCGGTTAATCCAGAAGATCTAAAACGCAAATTGCAAAACGGCTTGAATAACCCAAAGCCAAAATCCAGTCTCGCATGGGCATTGAAAAGAAAAGTCACCATTCGATTTGGCAATAAATCAGACCCTTTTCAACCTATTGAAGAAACATATAGATCTTCTGAAGCGGCATTGCGAGTGTTATCCGATTTAAAATGGTCCTACGTGCTCCAAACTAGAAATACACACATCCTCATACAATACGAAGAGATCGTTGTAAACAACGTGGGAAATTTTGTTTTCCTGCCGATCATAAGCCCAGGGGCAGAGATGGATTGGGAAGTTTTAGAGAGGAAAAGGACTA